TAATTACTGAAGATTCTGTTGAGTTAATTAAAGAACTTAATAATTATTGTTGGTTGGAAAAGAAAAGCCAAACACCTTGTGATAATTGGAATCATTGCTTGGATGCATTACGCTATTCTATTAGCTATCAATTACAAAATCCAAACAGTGGAGAATATTTCCTTTATTAGCAAAAAACAGCTCTCAACAGAGGAAGCAATGCTTAACCAATGCCCAAGCATTAAGATAAGATAAAATAAGATAAGATAAGATGTAAAAAAAAGTTGTAAAATGTTTTGTAGTTTATAATTATATTTATATATTGCATTGTAATTAAAAAAACCAAAACAAATGACAGTTCAAGAAATTAAAATAAAAAAAGTTTATTCAGGATTTTACAAAGTTTATAATAAAGAATCTAAAGAATATTTAGGTCAGTTAGAAAACGGAAAAACTACTGGAGCTACAGAAACGGGCGAATGGATTGCTTTTACTTCAAACGGGGATTGGATCGGAACTGCATCTACTAAGTGGGAGTTGGTAGAAGCTTTTAAATATATGCTTAATAACCCAGAACTATATTAATAATACTCAACAATATGAATTAGAAGCTACTGTAACAGGTAGCTTTTTTTTTATATTTGTACATAACACTTTACACTTTTTTCTACATTATATATATATGAAAGTAACAATTAACATACCTGAATCATTAAGTGAAATAACACTAGCACAATACCAGAAGTGGTTAAAGATTAGTGATAACAATGAAGATAATAATTTTTTAAAGCAGAAGATGATTGAAATATTCTGCAACATACCATTAAAGCAAGTATTAAATATCAAAGCAAATGATATTGATACTATTGTAGAAGATATTAATAAACTGTTTTTATTAGAACCTAAATTCAAAGATAGATTTCAATACAATGGTGTTGAGTTTGGTTTTATACCTAAGCTGGATGATATGAGCTTTGGTGAATACATTGATCTTGATACATATTTACCAGAATGGCAAACAATGCACAAAGCCATTAACGTTTTATATAGACCAATTAAATACAGTAGAAAAGAAAAATATTTAATAGAAGATTATGAGAGCGCAGATAAATATGATATGAAACAAGTAACACTTGACATTGTATTTAGTGCATTAGTTTTTTTTTGGAATTTAAAGAAAGAATTATTGAACTGTATACTGAACTATTTACAAAATCAAACACCAGACAAATTGCAACAGCAGAAACTGGATTTAATGAAAAATGGTCTTGGTATCAGTCAATCTATGGATTGGCGCAAGGTGATGTCAGGCGGTTTGATGAAGTTACACAATTAAAGCTACATACGTGTTTACAGTATTTAGCATTTGAAAAAGATAAAGCTGATCTACAAAATCAGTTGTTAAATAAAAAATGAAAAGGGAGCAAATATTAGAAAAGCTAATGGAACAAGAACTGGTAGATAAACACGAATATGTAATACTTGCAGATGGTTTTGAAGATGCCTTTCTTGGTGTAACAAGCAGCAAACCAATTAGAGCGGTATACAACTACTGGAAGTGTTTACAGTTATTAATGTTAGATGAAGATGCAGATTTTGATGAATCAATAGATTGGCTAGATGAATTCATTGAAGAAGATTTAGGCAAACACGCACCATTATATATAAAATCAATATGAAAAGTTTTTACAAAGTTATAGATAGTATTAGAGACACAGTCAAAGCAGAACCATTTAACCACGAAGTAACATTTGGAGATATTGCAGATATAGATTTAAAAAAACAAAGTTTATATCCATTATGCCACATTACAGTAAATAGTGCAACAATACAAGATAATAATGTAGTGCATAATATGACAATATTTTTGATGGATGTTGTAGATATTAGCAATGAGCAAACACGTGATTATTTTCTGGGTAATGACAACAGGCAAGATATATTAAACACACAACTTGCACTAGCAACTAGAATTATACGTGTATTACAAAAGAGTGATACATATAGAAACGGGTTTGAGTTAATTAATGCTGCAAATTGTGAACCGTTTACAGAACGTTTTGATAATATGCTTGCAGGCTGGGCAGTTACGTTTGACATAGGTACAACAACTGAAATGACTTATTGCTAATGAGCGAGTTTAGAAAGGCACTGGATAAATATGCAAAGTATGTGATACAGCAATCACGTTCTAATCTTACACGCAAAGGAAACAAGGCAAGTGGTAAGTTAAGCCAATCTTTAGGTTATAAAATACAAGGCAGTAAAGTAAAGTTTGAAAGTTTACAATATGGTGTTTATCAAGATCAGGGTGTAAAGGGTGCTAAATCAACTTATGCAGAAAGTAGTAAATCACCATTTAGATACACAAATAAAATGCCACCCAGTAGAGTGTTTGATAAATGGACAATTAAAAAAGGTATTGCACCAAGAGATGAGCAAGGCAGGTTTATTAATAGAAAATCATTAAACTATTTAATAGCTAGAAGCATATACAAAAAAGGAATTAGAGCTACAATGTTTTTCACCAAACCATTTGAACGAGGTTTAGATTTATTTGGTGATGAAATAGTAGCAGGATACATAGAAGATAATTTTAAGATATGAGTACAATAATAAGAACACGTTCACCATTTTTCATTAGAACACCACAGGTAACAGGAAGTGATATAGCACTCTTGAATTACTTTCAAGCCATTGTAACAGTACACGGAGGTACTAGCGGCTCTACAACTATTTGTGATGATCTTTATGCTACATTCACATTTAGAAAAAAACCACTGCCCAATGAGACAAGCGTAACATTTGAAATCAGTGAATTAGTAAATGATCACTTAATACAAACATATGATGGTACACTAAATAATTCAGCACTAACACAATCTATATGGGTTGACGTTGTAACAAGCGCAAGACAATCAGACGGAACTATAATAGGTTCTGCAACTACAACAAGTTACTTAGCACAGGAAGGCTTTAACAAGTTCAAAGAAGGTGTAAACTACACTACTGAAGCATTAGTAATGTTAAGCGGCAATTATTACGAATACCACAAAGGAAGCACATTAAGCTTACCAATAAATAAAGAAAAGGTAGCTTCTGTGAGTTTCAAGTTTAATAGTTCAGTAATAAGCACAATTAACTTTAATGACAATGGGAACCAGAATCAGAAGATTGCTTATGCAGGTGTTTCAACCTCAACACAGCAATATGATGAAGTATTAATAGTTGATGTTAGTGAAAACTCATCGACTATAACATTAAAAGAAATAGAAGAATGTAAATATCCTGTACATAAAATTACTTTCTTAAATAGGTGGGGAGCTTTACAAGATTTATTTTTTCATAAGAAATCAGTTGAAACATTAGAAACAAGAAACGAAAAATTTAATAGAAGTATATTTAAAGCTAGAAGTGTTACACTTGAACCACCAGAAGAAGGGGAGGATTGCCAAGAAACAATTACATTTAATTCATACAGCACTACAGCACACGCTAAAAAAGTACACAATGCAAATGGCACAGAATCAATATTATTAAACACGGGTTTTGTAGATGAGCGAATGAATGTATATTTTGAAGAGTTGATGGTTAGTGAACATATGTGGCTAACAGATGATGAAAGTGTAATATATCCCGTATGCATTACAGATAGTAACTTCACACGTAAAACAGGTTTAAATGATCGTATGATTAATTATACAATGAACTTTGAAAAAGCATTTGATTTTGTAAACAATATTAGATAATGCAAAAGATAATATTATACATACAACCACAATTACGATTCACAACAACTGCACAAGATTTTGAACGTGTTGACTTGATGGAGGAGGATTTAATTTCATTGACTCAAGTAATTCAAGACGTAAAAAGCATTGACAAAGTATTCACAGACTTTAGCAAGACCTTTAACCTTCCAGCTAGTAAAACAAATAATAAGCTGTTTCAATATTGGTATAATCCAGATATAGAAGGGTTTGACAATCAAATAATGGCAAACGCTAGAATCGAATTAAACCACTTTGCATTTAAAGAAGGTAAGATAAGATTAGAAAGTGTTACAATGCGTAATAATCAACCATCATTATACAAGGTAACATTCTTTGGAAATACAGTTACACTAAACGATTTAATAGGTGAGGATAGTTTAACAGCATTAGATTGGTTAGCAAACTTTAACCACGATGCAGGAGATGCAGATGTTAAAGATGGTTTAGAAAATGGAATAAATTTTACAATAGATTCTGTATCTTACAATGATGGTATTATATATCCATTAATTGCACATAGTCAGCAATACATTTATGATGATCAAAATGGTTCTACTAATTTACAAAGCGGCTTAAATATTAGCACCAACGCAACACAAAACAATAAAAGAGGAGTATTGCCAGAGGATTTAAAACCTGCTATATTAATTAAAAACATTATAAAGGCTATTGAAGAAAAGTATTCATTAACATTTAAAACAAGTGAGTTTTTTGATAGTTCTACAATGAACAATTTATATATGTGGTTGCACAGAGATAAGGGTAAGATGGTAGCACCTAGCAATATCATTGTAGATAATAATGCGTTTACTTGTAATTCTTCCACAGCAAATTGTACACATTTTGGTTCAGGTTCTCCACCAATAGGACCTGCTTCAGGAAGTGGAGTATATACTTTTAACGATAATCAAACAGGAGGGCAACCAGAAGGTTTTACATTTGAAACAGAAGTACAACCAACAGCAGGCAACACTACAAAAATATATACTGTACAAATTATAAATAAAGTTACAGGTAATATTGTTGCTTCATTAGAAAACGTTACAGGTAATAAATCTGTAAGTGTTGGTTTTGGTTTTAGTGCTGTTAATCCAATAACTCCTAGTGATGCATTTCAATTAGCTACAAGAGTATTAACAAATGAAAGTTCATTCAATTTTAATGTTGAAATAGATTGCCAACACTTTGTGTTTAATTCTAGCACACAAGTTTATGATACTTTTGCAGGTAATTTTACAAGTGATAGTAGCATAACAACAAATGCTAAAATAGTTATACTTGACCAAATACCAGATATTAAAGTGTTAGATTTCTTAAATGGTATTTTTAGAATGTTTAACCTTACTGCATTTGTAGATTTTAATGATCAAATAGTAGTTAAAAAACTAGATGATTTCTTTGCTGGTGGTGATAGTCACGATGTAACGGAATACGTGAAAAATAAAGAACATTCTATAAGTAAAACTGTTCCATTTAGTGAAATAGATTTACAATATGCAGAACCTAAAAGCATACTGGCACAAACATTTTTGAATACTAATAATAGAAAGTATGGTGAAATAGAATATAAATCTGATTTTAAAGAGGGTGGTGCATATAAAGTTACAGCACCCTTTGAGCATATGCTATACAGTAGATTAAGTGATTTAACTGCATTAACTAATACTGATATTCAAACGGGTTGTTTTTTAGATGATGACTTAAATCCAAGTATAGGTCAACCTTTGGTATTTTACGGTGTTTATAGAACAGGCATAAGTACAGGCATTAATTTTTTAAGTGGTACAACAAGACCAGACACATACGGAGCGTTGTGTGCAACAGGCACAAACAGCACTATAACAAGTTATTGGATGCCACACCACGCCAATGAATTAGGGAGCGCATCAACTGCACCAAGCATTAATATAAACTTTGGTAGTGAAATAGACACATACAACTTAACTGATTATGGTGGTAACAATAATAGTTTATTTCAATTAAATTATGAAGATTACATTACAGATGTATTCAGCAAAAAAGCACGATTGTATAAATTCAGCGCAGTATTACCATTGAAGATATTATTACAATTAACACTAGATGATAAAATAATAATAGGCACAAGATTATATAAAATTAATTCAATGACTACTAAACTACAAAGTGGTGAAACAGAATTTGAATTATTAAATGACGTATGAAAATAATATTAGAAGCATTAGAATTTTGTAAAGACAACAAGCTATATGATAAACACATTAATATAGCATTAGGTATCAATAAAGTACCTATGAGCATCAAAGAAGGATTAGAACAGCAAAAGTTAAAAAGATATGAGTAAACAGTTTATAGTAGAAATAAAAGTAGAAGACGGGCAAGCTAAAACAAAGTTAAATACCTTAAATAAAGATTTAGGCACAACAGCAACACAGGCTACAAAAACAGGTGCAGCGTTGAATGATAGTTTTGGTTTATTGCCTGGTAATGTGCAGCTTGCAATAACTAGGGTACGCTCTTTAAACGTATCATTGAAAGCATTAGCGGTTGGTGGTATTGTAGCGGGTATTGGTGCGGTAGGTTCTTTATTTGCAGCAGCAGCTAGAAAGGGTGCAGAATTTGATAAGGCTATGTCAGGCGTTCAGGCGGTTACAAATGGAACTGAAGAAGAAATGAATGCACTAGCATCTACAGCTAAAAGGTTAGGTTCAACTACAGAATTTACAGCAATGCAAGTAGCAGAACTTGAAACTGAATTAGCAAAGTTAGGTTTCCCTGTTTCTGATATTGTTGAAATGAGTGAAGCCACGTTAAATCTTGCTTCATCAATGGGCATAGGATTAGGTGAAGCAGCAGCTTTTACAGGTTCAACATTAAGAGCATTTGGATTAGAAGCAACAGAATCAAAAGAAGTTATTGATATTTTAGCACAATCAACAGCATCTAGTGCATTAGATTTTGGTAAATTAAATACTGCATTAACAACAGTAGCACCCATTGCTAAAACTGCTGGGGTTTCTTTGTCAGATACAACAGCAATGCTGGGAACATTAGCAAATGCGGGTTTTGAAGCATCAACATCTGGAACAGCTTTACGTAATATTTTCTTAACACTTTCTAAAGAAGGAATTACAATGGAACAAGCCTTTGCAAAAATTAATTCAGCAACAGATAAAAATTCAGTTGCGATGGAATTATTTGATAAAAGAGGTGCAGGTGTTGCTATTACATTAGCTGAAAATGCAGATGCAACAGCAGATTTAAAAGAACAGTTAGATGGTGCTTCTGAATCATTTGATGGATTAGGTGCAGCTGCTGGTATTGCTGAAACAAGATTAGATAATTTAGCAGGAGATACTACTAAACTTAATTCAGCTTGGGAGGGTTTTCTGTTATCAATTGAAGATGGTGATGGTATATTAAATAGAATAGCAAGATCATTTACACAAGAACTTACAGCATCTATTGAAAGATTTAGAATAGGTTTAACAGCAGTTACAGCTATATTTGATGAGTTTGGAGCATCATTTAATGTATTTGAAAGAATAGGAAATCAATTTAAAAAAACAGCTATATTGTTTCAGGCAGGAGCTACAAACATAAAACTTGCACTTTCTGGGATACCTTTTATTGGTGATAGTTTTGATGAAGCTAAATTAAAAAAAGAATTAAAAGCACATCAAACAGCATTTATTGAAATTGATAAAGTAATAAAAAAAGAAAATGCAATACGTGAAAGAAGAAATCAAATAGGTACATTTTTTGAAAGGGTAAGTTTACGGATTGCAAAAGCAGAAGAAAGTTATAAGCTTGCGGTTGATGAATCAAACAAAGCATCACAACAAAATAATGAAACTATTGATGAAACGATAGAAAAAGAAGATCAGCTTACTGGATTAATAGAAATACAACAGCAGAAGATTAAAGAACTTGAAGAAGCTAAAAAGAAAGCTACAAGCAAAGAAATAATTGAAGCTAAAGAAAAAGAAATACAACTTGCTAAAACTGAATTACAATTCCTTTTGGATATAGGAAAGCAAAGGGATTTACTTAGAGCAAGAGAAATACAACAAATTGAAACCCATAATAAAATGCGAGAAGAAAAACAAAGGGGATTTCTTTTTACTATGGGTGAGCTTGCAAAAAAAGATGCAGAAGAAAAACAGAAAAGATTACAGGATGATATACAGATAACATTAGCAAGACAGGCTTTACAGAACCAGTTAGTAGGGCATTTATCAAATTCATTGCAACAAGTGGCGCAACTTGCAGGAGAAGGAACAAAAACAGCTAAAGCAGCTGCACTTGCTGATATTATTATCAAAACAGGTGTAGGTTTTGCACAAGGTTTAGATATTGCGCAAAAATCAGCAGCAGGAACAGGACCAGCAGCAGCATTTGCATTTCCTATCTTTTTTGCTTCTCAGGTGGCGGCAGTATTAAGTGCTGTAGCACAAGCTAAAAATATATTAAGCAAAGTAAAAGGATCAAGTGGTGGCATATCAACAACAGGGCCACAAGCAGGTGCACCACCAACACAACCAACAGCACCACAATTTAACATAGTAGGGCAATCTGGTTTTAATCAGATAGCTTCTGCACTAGGCCAACAGCAACCAGTACAAGCATTTGTAGTAGCACAAGACGTAACTACAGCACAACAATTAAATAATAACATAATATCATCTGCAACAGTAGGTGGGTAAAAACAAATAAAAATGGATATAATAGAATTATTACTAGATGAAAATGATGAATTAACAGGCATAGAAGCGGTTAGTTTAGTAGAGAATCCTGCAATAGAAGAAGAATGGATTACATTAAGTAAAGAAGAAATAAAGTTTGCAAAAGTAGATGAAGAAAAAAGGATATTGATGGGTGCTGCCTTAGTACCTAATAAGCCAATATTTAGAAAGCGTAACGATACAATGTTTTACGTGTATTTTAGTAAAGATACTGTAAAGCGTGCAAGTGAATTGTTTTTTATGAATGGCAATCAAAACAATGCAACACTAGAACACAATATGGAAATAAACGGTTTATCAGTTGTAGAAAGTTGGATAGTTGATAATCCTGAAATGGATAAAAGCAAAATGTATGGTTTTGATGTTCCAGAAGGCACTTGGATGATCTCAATGAAAGTAGAAAATGATGAGGTTTGGAATGACTATGTTAAAACAGGTAAGGTTAAGGGGTTTAGTATTGAAGGTTATTTTGCTGATAAAGCAAATATACAGAAGCCTAATTTAAAAGCAGAGATGGAGGCGATAGAAGAAAACGAAGCAGAATATATATTAAGTAATATAAAAGCATTAGTAAGAAAAGATAAAAGAACTAAATCTGGTAAAAAAATAACTTTTGAAACATACAAAGATTATCCTTCAGGAGTTACAAATAATGCTAAACGTGGTATTGATCTAAATGAAAAGGTTAACAATAAATGCGCAACACAGGTTGGAAAGATCAGGGCACAACAATTAGCAAACAAAGAAAACATTAGTTTAGAAACCATAAAAAGAATGTACAGTTTTTTAAGCAGAGCAGGTGAATATTATGATGAAAGTGATAACACAGCCTGCGGTACTATATCTTATTTACTATGGGGAGGTAAAGCTGGATTAAGATGGTCAGAAAGCAAACTTAAAGAACTAGGAGAGATTAACTTAGCTTCTATGGTAATTAATGATGACTTTGCAATAATAGATGACAGGCTGGCATACAGCACACAGGAGAAGGCAGAAGAAATGGCTAAAAATATAGGTTGTGAAGGTTTTCACGTTCACGAATATGAAGGTAAAGATTGGTATATGCCTTGTGAAAAGCACATAATGCAGAAATATAAATGTCCAGAAGGGTTTGTAAAAAAGAAAGGTAAATGCGTTAAAAAAAAAAGTAGCTATGCTGAAATAGGGTCAAGAGGAGGTATTAAGAGATCACCTAAAGCACCTGCATCAGGAACCCCAAACAAAAATCCAAAAGGTGTAGGAACAGCTAAAGGAGATGCATCTACTAGCAGAGGTGCTAAGGTAAGTAAGAAGGATGAAGCAACACTACAAAAAAAGGCAGATGAATTTAACGAAAGATACAAAAAGAAGCTAGGTTATGGTGTGACTGTAGGCCAACTTAAATCTGTATTTCAAAGAGGTCTAGGAGCATTTAACGTTTCACATTCACCAAATGTTACAAGTGCAAAACAATGGGCGCACGCACGTGTAAATGCGTATTTATATCTTGTTAGAAACGGCAGACCACAGAATCCGAAATATAATACTGATTATGATTTACTGCCAGCTAAACATCCTAAATCACCAAAAAACAAATAATATGAAAAGTAAAAAATTTAAAACACCAAGTAGAACCTCACCAAAGTATAGTAAAAGAGGTTGTTTATGTCCAGATGGTAAAACATATAGTAGAAAATGTTGTGATGGTTCATTACAAGCACAGGGTATTGGTAACATAAGTGGAACACCTGAATAAAAAAAAGGCACTCTATTGAATGCCTATTTAATTAATAGTTCTTTAATCATTTTCTTTTACTTACCCAAATATAATCTTCAATTGATGTTTTAAATTCATTTGTAAAAGTTTGATTTAATTTATTAAGTTGTTTTTGTATTTTATCAAATTCAAATTTTGAACGAACATTGTTTTGTTTTTTTGTTAGCTCTTTAAATTTTAAAGGAGTTTCTGTTAATCTTATCATTCTACTTAAATGAACAATATCATTGTGTATTGACTCTGTTAGAACTTGTTTTTTTAAATCAATAAGTTGAACTTTATACATTTCTAATTCTTCTTGTTCTGTTATTTTTTTGTCATTTAGTATCATAGTTGTTTTTTTAATTACAATGTAAATATAAATATAATATTTTAATTAGCAAACATTTTTACAAAAAAAAATAAAAAAACACATAACACTTAGCATATTTTTCTGCATTACTAATAAATCTTATTATGAAAGCAAATGATATACTAAACAAAATCAAGAATATTGTTGGTGTAGAACTTTCTGAAGAAAAAGTAGAACTAGCTGAAATCAGTTTAAAGAATGGTACATTATTAGTATCAGAAGAATTCGCTAAAGGCAATGCAGTATTTATTAAATCGGAAGATGGAGAAATGGCATTACCAATCGGTGAATATGAACTTGAAGACGGTAGAACACTTTTTGTAACTGAAGAAGGCGTCATAGACAATATAACAAAAGCTGCTGAAGAAGCAGAAGAAGAACTTTCTGAAGAATCAGCAACAGAAACTGTTGAAACTGAACTTGAAGAAGAAGAAGAAAAAGAAGAAATGAAATATGTAACACGGGAAGAGTTTGCAGTCGCTATGGATGAATTAAAATCTATGATTGAAAAAATGGCTGACAAAACTAAAGAAGAAAAAATGTCAGAGGTTACAGAAGAAACTATAGAAGAAAATAAAGAAGAATTATCTGCTGAAACGGTTGAACCAATTAAACACAATCCAGAAGCAGATCAAAACAACAAAGTAAACTTTAAAATAGGTGGTGGCAGAATTGCTACAACAAGAGATAGAGTTTACAGTAAAATTTTTAATAATAACTAAATAAAAAAAAATGGCAACTACAACAAGTATAACAAGCACCTATGCTGGAGAGTTTGCAGGTAAATACATTGCTGCAGCTTTATTGAGTGCTAACACAATTGATAAGGGCGGATTAGAAGTAATGCCTAACATCAAGTTTAAATCTACTATGAAAAAAGTAGCAACAGATGCAAATATAATTAAAGATGCTACCTGTGATTTTGGAGCAACAGGTGAGATTACACTTACTGAAAGATTATTGCAGCCTGAGGAGTTTCAAGTAAACCTTGAATTATGTAAGAAAGATTTTAGAAGCGACTGGGAAGCAGCTCAAATGGGAATATCTGTATATGATAATTTACCACCTAAATTTTCAGATTTTATCATTGCACACGTTGCGGGATTAGTAGCTGAAAAAAATGAGCAAAACATTTGGGAAGGTGTAAACGCTAATACGGGTGAATATGATGGATTAGTAACATTGGCATTAGCTGATAGTGATGTTATTGACGTAGCATCTCACGCAGCTGTGGATGCTTCTAATGTTATAAATAAATTGGGAAGTATTGTAGACGCTATCCCGAGTGCTTTATATAACAAAGAAGATTTACACATTTACGTATCACAAAACATTGCCAGAGCTTATGTAAGAGCATTAGGTGGTTTTGCAAGTGGTATTGGTTCAAATGGTACAAACGCACAAGGTACACAATGGTACAACGCAGGAGGCCAACTATCTTTTGACGGTGTTAAATTATTTGTGTGTAATGGATTAGCTGATGACACAGCAATGGCAGCACAAAAATCTAACTTATACTTTGGTACTGGTTTATTATCAGATATGAACGAAGTTAAAGTTCTAGATATGGCAGATCTTGACGGTTCGCAGAATGTTAGAGTTGTAATGCGTTACACTGCTGGTGTAAATTATGGAATAGGTTCAGATATCGTATTATATCACGCCTAATTAATTAATTAATAACAAGGGGGTGTAATTCCCCCTTAATTTAAAATTTTAAAATTATGGCTTGCGATTTAACAAAAGGAAGAAAGGTACCCTGTAAAGACGTGGTAGGAGGATTAGTCCGTGCTTGGTTTGTTGATTTTGGTGATCTAGGAACAGTTACAGAAACATCTGATGAAATTACAGATATGACAGGAACTTTCACAGCTTTTCAATATGACTTACACGGAACAAACTCATTTGAGCAAACAATAACTAGTTCTAGAGAGAACGGAACAACATTCTTCGAACAAAGTATTAGTTTACAATTTTCAAAATTATCTAAAGAAGATAACGCAGAATTAAAGCTAATGGCTTTCAATAGGCCACATATTTGCCTTGAAGATAGAAACGGTAATTTTATGCAGTTCGGGTTAGTACACGGATGTGAAGTAACTGGTGGAACAATAGTTAGTGGTTCTGCATTTGGTGACTTATCTGGATACACATTAACCTTTACAGCACAAGAAGCTAAGCCTGCTAACTTTATTAATGGTGGTACTGCTGCTGACCCTTATGCGGGAATGGGTAGTGCAACGGTAACAGTTACAGTAGGAACAAATAGCTAAAAGATACACTTCATCACGGGTGTGATTCATAATATATAGTTGATTGTGGAGGGTGAGTTTAACGGCTCACCTTCTTTTTTAAAAAAAATATGCAAATACTAACTAAAACAGGCGGAACTATTAATTTCATACCACGTGAAGCTATAAGTGGTGCAAAGGTTTATAAGTTAGTAATAAAATCAGAAGCACAAAACAAAGTAATATTGGAAGACACAGCTGCAACATTTACAGAATTAGATTACTATTTTCAATATAGCACCTCACAGGCATTAGATGAAAACAATTATTATACAATTACGATTACTAATACTAGTGATGGAATTGTTATATTTAAAGACAAAATGTATTGTACAGATCAAACACTAAGCGATTATGAAATTTCCAATGGTGTTTATATAGAACAAAGTACAGGAAACAACGAATTTGTATATTATGGATAATTTACATTTAATACAGTTAAACCAATATGAAAGACCTGCAATAACAGAAGAACGAAACAGGGAGTGGGTAGGCATAGGTGAAGATAATGAATATTATCAGGGTTTAATTGATGCGTATATGGAAAGCACAACAAACCAAGCTGTAATAAATGGGATTGTTAATTTAATATACGGTAAAGGTTTAGATGCTACAGATAGCAATGAAAAGCCTGAAGAATATGCACAGATGATGCAATTGCTTACACCAACGTGTATGCGCAAGGTTTGTAATGATTTAAAGTTATTAGGTGAAGCAGCTATTCAGGTTTCATACAAGGGCAATAGAATAGGTTCATTAACACACTTCCCACGTGAGACGTTACGTGCTGAAAAGATGGATGCAAACGGTGATATTAAAAATTATTTTTATGCACCTGATTGGACAAAAGTTACTAGAAATACAAAACTAACTAAATTTCCTGTTTTTGGTAGTGGTGCAAAAAATGAGATTTACATTATAAAAAGATTTGTGAGTGGATACTATTATTACTCACCTGCAGATTATCAGATTAGCTATGCTTGTTTAGAAAAAGAGATAGCTGACTTTTTGATCAATGATGCTCAGTGTTCTTTTAGCGGCACTAAGGTAATCAACTTCAATGGAGGTATTCCTGATCGCAGCAAACAGTTAGAAATTAAAGACCAAGTAATGGGCAAGCTCACAGGTTCTTATGGGGAGAAGGTCATTGTAGCATTTAATAATAGTGTAGAACAAAAATGTACTATTGATGACATACCCTTAGCAGATGCGCCACAGCACTA